ACTGTGTAACAGCTTCTGCCATTACTGGGTGTGTTGCACCACTAGCTCCTTGAAATGGTTCTGTTCTGTTTTCATATTTAAATCCTAGAAGATCTAAACCTTGTGTATAAGATTGCTCCCAATCTTTTCTTGATGCTTTGTAGTCCATATAGTTTTGCACCATGTCATTACCAACTGGTTCTAAAACATCATCAGGTAAAATATCTGCTAAGTTATCAAAATGATTTTCTGTTCCAGGTATGTTGATAGCACCTGGTTCAAAGTCTATTGTAACACCACCATCTTCTTCTGGTGTAACTTCAACGGGACCTTTTTCTACAATTTCTTCTTGGACGTCGACCTGTTCCTCACCTGGTAAACTAACCTCAGTACGAGTGTTCGGGAGTCCTTTATCTATTTCTGCCATTTAATACTCCTAAGTTTTCTTAACACGTTTTAATAATGAAGGCAACCCATCCTTATCTTCATTCATGGATTTTAACATAGCACCTGATCTATCACCTGCTTGTTTTGCAAGTCCTCCACCTGCAGCCGCAAATTCATTAAAAGCAAAAGCTTCTCCTTCTCTTTGCAGTTCTTGTCTTTGTTCAGGTGTCATGGATCTTAATTCATTTATTCTTTTTTTAGTAAACTTACCAAGTTGATATGCACCTTCTGCTCCCAGTGATGCAATACCTAGTGGTGATGCTATTCTTGCTGCTCTTGCTGCCATAGCAGGTGTTAAACCTAAATTAAAAAATCTTTGAGCGACGGGTCCAAACTTAGCTGATTGTTTTACAAGTTGTGGTGCAAAGGCAGCTTCTGCTGCAATGCTCGCTCTGTCAACAGCGGATGTTGGATCTACGCCAAGTCCTGCCGTTAACGCTACAGCTCCTGCTGGTGTTGGTATAGTTTTAAAAGCTTCTCCTAAGACACCTGGACTAAAAAGAGGATTTGCATATAACGCAAAACTTTCTTTAGATGCAGGGTTAGAAATTGCTTTTTTAACCTTACCTAAAATATCAGGTGCAAATCTTTTAGTATAATTTAAAACAGTTTCTCTACTTTTTTTATCTTGTAAAATTTCTTTAAAGTCCGCGGGTCTGAAGCCTCTTTTAATTTCAGCATCAACAGCTTTACTAACAATAGGAGATAAAATTTTTATTCTTTCTTGTTTAGGTAATTTATCTAATTCTTTTAAATTTATATTTTTAGATGATAAAAAAAATTTTTTATTTAAACCTTCAAAAGAGGGTTCTAAAGTTTTAGGATCAATTGTAATTCCAAAAATTCTACCGCTTGTTTTTTTAACTTGTTCTTTAACTTGATTGTTTATATCTAATAGTTCTTTTTCTAGTTTTTCGTTTAAACCAGAGTTTTCTATTTTTTTCATCACATTAAATTGTTTTTTATAAATAGGTTCTAATGCATTTTCGGCTGGTTTTATTATTGCTTGATTTATTAATCTAGAATCCATTCCAGTTAATTGTGTATCAAAAACAAGACCTAATCTATTCATGTGAGCTTTTGAAACCCTGTGAGCAAAATCTATTTTACCTGATAAATTTTTTTCAGCTAACAGAGGTGTTTTAGTTTTTATAATAGTGTCCTCTGCTTTAGGACCAGAAATTTTTTTTAATAATTTTTTTCTTTGTGCTATAACTTCTGCACCAGCTCCACCTTTAGGATATTTTAGACCCTCTTTATTTACATAGAAACTAACCATTCTTTCAAATTGTCTTTCACTAATTGGATATCGTTTAGCAAAATTTTTAGCTTGATATTTTTCAGGCATAGTTTTACCTGGAACATAAGTATATTTTAATCTTAGTTCATTTAAAAATTTTTCTTTCATTTTTGGATTTGGAAAATTTACATCTTCTATAACTCCAGCATTACCTTTTTGTTTGATACTAATTCTATTTTTCATCTCTTCTTTCGTAGGTAATGTTCCAATAGTTTCTTGCTTACCTTTTCGAACCTTCATTTGTTTATAACGATCTAAATCTTTATATTTTTTCCCTGTTCTGTCTTCATACTCTTTTATGTTTGATTTCATTTTTGCTGTTAGTTTTACTGGCTTACCTGTAGATGTTCTTTGTTTCATTATTTTTTTTAATTCTTCTTTAGTGCCCCGATATGCTTTTTTGTCTTTTGGCCCACCTCCAGCACCTATTGTGGTTCTGTAATGATACAACTTACCGTCGTTAAATAATTTAACTAATCTTGGACTTTTTCTGACTGCTTCAGTTAGTTGTTGCACTTTCGTAATTGATCCATCACCAAAAGGTATTCGTCCACCATCAGCTCGTGGATTACGTTTCATAAACTCATTAAAAGCTTGTGTATCTTCTACGTCTTTTTTGACTGGTGGTTGTTTAATCTCATCTGCTGTTTGTAATTGTGGTAAACTTTTTTTCTCAAAGATTTCTTTCAGTCTATTTTTTACTGGTCTAATAAGATACTGATTGACCACTTTTATTTCTTTAGGGCCAAGTTTCATTATTCTCCTAACATTCTTGCGATACCGCCTGATGCTTTACCAAACTCTGTCATGTTATCTTCAAACACAGTTCCTTCTTCTACAACTTCATCAGGAACACCATCCTCAACATCTTTCATCTTACCGTCGATGTCTGGTCTTGCAGTATACTCATCATACTCATCCACAACTTTTTTACCACCTGTTGCTTCATCAGCCCTGCCTGGTTTGTATGTCATGTAAACTTCTTCTGCTATTCCTGCTTCGTCGCCACCTGGTATCATAGCTTCTTTAGTTTTTTTAATATCTATTTTTCCTGTATCAAGATCAATATCCATTTCATAATCTTTATAAATATAAGATTCTGATCTTTCTTTTGGACCACCGAATTTTTTACCTAGTGTTCTAATTTTATCTACAAGATTAAAAAAATATGGCGGAGCTCCACTTGCAACATCTACTGCTTTTTCTACTGCAGGAGCTGCAACCTCTGCACCTTTAAAAAGTTTACCAAGAACAGGTAGTGTTGTAAGACCTCCCATAATTTTCATGAAGGTTCTTCTGTCCATACCTTTTTTAAAACCGATACGTCCACCATCTGCAAAATCTGATCTATCTCTTCTATATCTCATAATAGCCTCATACGCTCTGTCATAAAAATCTAATCTTTCTTTTGTAGGTAAGTCATCATAAACTTTTCCTGCATCCTCTGCTATAAATTCTGCTAACATATCTGCATCATATTTTGGATCACCAGATGTTGGACCACCTTGATACATATCTGCTGCAACTTTATCGTCCAATGCCATCTGTCTTGTGTTTAAAATTTCATCCGCTTCCTCTTTAAAAGGTTTTCCAAACTTACCTTTTATAACATTGTCTTTCTTTTTACCCATCATTGCATCCATGATTTCTTTAAATTCAGGATCACCTTGAGATACAACTTTCATTTTATTTTTAGGTTTGTTTAGCTCAAGCATATATTTTAATTCGCTCTCACCCATTTTATCAATGTCGACACCTTGTTTTTGAGCAGACATTACATAAGATTGAAATTTTTTTTCAGCGAGTTTTCTAACACTATCACCAATTGACATGATACCAGACGCTTCGCCAGATCCTTTTACAGCATCTTTTAACAATAGATTATATAATAATTTTAATCCACCAGCAGCCATTAGTCTCCTCTAAACTTTCTTGGTTTGTATTTTTTCATTTCTGGCAAACCTTCTTCTTTAAATCTTTTTAATCTATCTTTTTGTAAAATCTCTGCTCTCTTCATAGGATTAGTAACACCTTTAACTAATTTTCTTTGACGTCCTGGTGCACCTCTAAATCTTGATCTAACATCTGGCAGGCTTTCGTATCTTTTTACAAGATCTTTAGAACCTCTAAATAATTTTCTGTTAAGAATATCTGCAGCATCCTGCATGTCTTTCATGTCTTCTTTAGATTTACCTTTTGTAATTCTTGATTTAATTTGTTTTATTGTTTTCTTATAAGCATTAACAGCTGGCTGGTTCATCTTCTCTAACATTCTTTTCATTTTAGAGAAACTAGCTCCAAATCTTGCCATGTCTTTTTTATTAATTTTTTTGATTTTTTCTGCAGCTTTAGCTGCTGCTTTTGTCACTACTCCTGCCGCTGCAAATTTTTGTCTTCTAAACATTAATAATAGTTCCTTTTACGAGTCTCTGCCTTTTCGTCTACGTAATCTTCAGGGTGATCGATCAGACCGCCCTGTCTGAATCGCATAATGGCTTGGGTCGTAGAGTCCACCAAGTCATCATGATCACCATATGGGAATGCTGCGCATTCTTCTATGACCTCCTCAGCAAATTTTTGTTGAGGACTCCATATCATACCAGATTCGAACAGAGGTGCAACAGCATTTACACGAGCGTGCTTGTCGTTTCCTTTTGATGGTGTGAAGTTCACTACAGGTATATCCATTTTTCTAAGCTCGTATGTTAGAGGTAGACCTGATGCTTTTGCCTCAATAATTACAGATTCAGGTTTCCAATAATCGTATTGTTCAAGGGCCAATCTACGTAATTCAGGGAACTCGTATCTACCTTTGATGGCATCTAAAAGTATAAGATTGGCCCCACTATCTTCGTCAGGATAAAATATACCCCAAGTCGTTATAGCACTGTAGTCTGCTGTTTCTTTTTTAAGAAACGCTGTATCGTAAGATTGTATGACGTGTTGCAGCTGTGGTATGTCTTCTGATGTATAAGTTCTCCACCACTCACGTTTTAATATCGCTCCTTCTTCTGCTGTAGGGTTTTGCATCCACTGTGCATTCCATTTAGCAACGGGCAGTGTTGCTTGTACTTTCTCTAGCTCGTCTAATTTCCAATACTCAGGCCATACTGGTTTTGGTTTTGATCCGTGATCCATGATTGCTGGAAACTCGACCACGTGCCATTGATCAGCTTTTGCTTCTGTCTGGTTCTTGATTAACATACCTGTCAAATCTTTCTGACTCCAACGAGTCATGACTAAAACTATTTTACCGCCTGGTTGTAAACGCTGACGTGGACCTGATGTATACCACTCGTAGGCTGACTCTAGTGCTGTCTTGGACATTGCATCTTGCTCGGAGTGCGGGTCATCAATGATTAATAGATCTGCACCACGACCCGTGATCGCACCACCAACACCAGCTGCGAAGTATTCACCACCATCTGATGTTTCCCAACGTCCTGCTGCTTTACTATCTTCTTGTAATCTTGTTTTAAAAATTTTTGTATAATCTGTAGAGTCGATTAGGTTTTTTGCTTTACGACCAAATCTGATTGCAAGTTCTGCCGTGTGGGTTGCTTGAATAATCTTGAGCTTTGGATCACGGCCCACCATCCATGCTGGTAGCAGATATGATGCAAATTCTGATTTTGTATGCCTAGGCGGCATATTAATTATTAGACGGTTTATTTCACCCGTGGCTAATTTATTAAATTTATCTGCAATGTGTCTGTGGTGGGACCCCTCTACAAAATCTGGCCACACACATTTTACAAAAGATAGAAAATCTAATTTAGCCTTATTCTGTATCTTTTTTTCTGCATGTAACACTTGAAGTTGTCTGAAGGTCTTCCTGACATCTGCAGGTAATTTTTCTATATTTACCTTATTCAAGTCCATGGTACCAATAAGTTTTCAGTATACACAAATGTGTAAATTAAGCAATACAACCTAGAGTAGTGGGACCCCTTTTTGCAAAAAGGGGGGTCCCCCCTTGTTTAATATTAATAATTTAAGATTTAATTGGGACCCCTGGGCGCGCTAGCGCCCAGGGCAGAAAGGTTAAGCCGCCCAACGCTTGAGCGCTTTTGCCTTGATCAAGATTGCAGGACCAACAACAAAGTCGTCGTATCCAAATGCATATTTATCTTTAGTAAATGTTTCACGCCATAACCCTGTCGCTATTTCATTTAATGGTAAGTTCATTAACTTACCCTCTTCATTTATAATTAAGTAATCACCGTTAGGAAATGTAATACCCTCTACATATCCACCTACAAACTCTTGAGCCTCTTCTAATGTAGGCTCATACTTTGACTCGGTGATTAACTTAAATTTGTTTTGTACGTCTGTCATATTTATCCTTTCTAGGATTATCCTACTACATCTTCAGTAGGTCTGTCAACTATTTCTTTTGAGATGTAAGTATGTGGACGTCTTTCAAGTTGCCCATTATCTCCATAGCTATAAGTAGAACCCTCGCGTTCTACTTTTTTAACCTCTATTGGAGTTTCTAAAGGCTCGGTCCTTGGTGCAATCGCAATGACTTGTTGCCAATGTTTATAAAAGAAATCAGTATAACAACCTTGACTACAGAACACAGACCAAACAGTATCCTTATTCCAATTGTTCTCAGTTATTTTTCTAGTTCTCAAAACCTTGTTGCCCTTAACACCTCTAATTCTATCCTGAGTCCTATTAGTATGACACTTAGGACCATGACACCATTGATAAGTCATATCACACCCCCAACTTTTAATATTACTATTGGAAGTACAATTGCCATGATACATATCATGGCAATAGCTATATTTAGTCCTGTATTCATTAGTGCCTCACTTTCCACGCAGTAGTCGCAGTTCTATATCCATGTGCGTCTAAATCATAATAGACATAGTAAGGTACACCTTTTTTTGATGTGCCATACCTAGACTTGTCATCATGTTTGCCTTGTCTAGTGATGTGTTTCTTATCCTTGTTTGAATAGTAAGTTATGTAAAATGTTTTCATATGTTTTATTTATCCTTTCTACTAGGGACAATACAGGATTGTCCCTAGTTTGTCAACCACTAATTTACAGAAACATTTTGTTGATTTCTAAACATAGCGATTTTTTCCTCTCTAGTCATCTCGACCTTATCTTCTAAAAGACTAGCCAAATTCTCAGGACTATAAACTGATAATGCAAGACTACTACTTTCGTTCAATACACTTTCATTTAAAGCTATGCCTAACTTATCAGCAAGAGATTTTGCTTGGTCGAAATATCTATAAGACTTTAAACCTAATCTTAACTTTTTCATTTTATCTTCAACGTAGTCAAAGATTTTTTCATGGCATAAGATTACATTTTCTTTTGCGTCATTAAATTGTTTCAATACATTAAATGTATCTTCATCAACTTTAAATTGTCTTGTATGACAATAAGAAGATCCAACAACCCATAAATTAAAATCTGATTTCCATTCTGCTCTTGGAGTAATTACAGATTTATCATCATTGGAAGAAGTATTGTAGCCAAGATATTTTTCACACGCAGTTTCACACTCGTAATATCTTGGGTTTCTTCTATCTTCTCTACCCCAACGATAGTAATGGTCAGGATCAAGATTTTTTGCTTTCATGTCATCACGATAATAATCTTCTGTAGTCATGTCTAAAGGTAAAACAATTATCTTCAAACAATTCCCCACCTGACCTATCATACTTTTTTATCATTGATCTGATAGTGTCAACATCTTCTTGTGGTTGTTGTGATCTTACAATTTTTTCAATCAAAATTTTCATTTGTGATCTGAAACTATTATAAGTTTCTTTTGCCTCGTTATATTTTTTTATAACAGGGCTATCTTCTCTTTCAAAGTGAGATTGAAAAACATTTGCTATTGCAGTTCTCTTTTCACTATTAAGAGTTATTCTTTTTTGTTTTTGCATATTTATATTTCCTTTCATAAAATTCTTTTATATCTTGACAATAGGATTGTCAAGTATTAT